TTGCATGGACCAATCACCTTCGGTGATTGGTCGTATGCTGCCATGTCATCTTGAGTATTCTTAGCTCTGGACAAAGTTACGCTGTTTAACAACAGCCCCTTTGGGTAACATACCCCTCATACCACCATATTATTTGGGCTGGGACCCTACCCTCCTTCGCTTGATATGCTTGGGACCTTGCTTCTTGAGGCTGGGTCAAATTTGTTGACCCAGCCCTGAGATAAGAGGACCAAAGAAGCGAAGCGCGCATTTGTAAAATTGTCAATTTTTAAATTTTTTAAAATCCTTTAGGAATAAATCCATTTGTTTGTAGTTCTAATGGGTTCTAAAGTATAAAGACGAACTGATGAATTGTATTAAAATATTTGGAGATGCACGCTATGACAATAGCGATTGGTACATATCAAGAAAAACGTACTTGGTTCGACGACGCTGATGACTGGTTACGTCAAGACCGTTTTGTATTCGTAGGTTGGTCTGGTCTTTTACTTTTCCCTTGTGCTTTCTTTGCTCTAGGTGGATGGTTTACAGGTACAACTTTTGTTACTTCATGGTACACTCATGGTTTAGCTTCTTCTTACTTAGAAGGTTGTAACGTTTTAACAGCTGCTGTTTCTACTCCTCCTAACAGTTTAGGTCATTCTTTATTATTTGTTTGGGGTCCTGAAGCTCAAGGTGATTTAACTCGTTGGTTCCAATTAGGTGGTTTATGGGCTTTCGTTGCTCTTCACGGTGCTTTTGGTTTAATTGGATTTATGCTACGTCAATTTGAAATTGCACGTTCTGTTAACCTACGTCCATACAACGCAATTGCTTTCTCTGCACCCATTGCAGTTTTCACTTCAGTTTTCTTAATTTACCCTTTAGGTCAATCAGGCTGGTTCTTTGCTCCAAGTTTTGGTGTAGCGTCTATCTTCCGTTTTATCCTCTTTTTCCATTCAGGGGACTTCTAACCGTGAGGTTATTAGCAAATTGGGTTAATTCATGGAAACCTAAACTGCATAATAAGCTCTTCTCACAATCCCAGCCAAAGGCTGGGATAATATTGAGTTATGGTATAACCAAAGTACAGGGATTGTTCTTGTTTTGTCAACCAGGCATAACACCTTTAATTTTTTTTACATCAGATCCTTCTAATGAACAAAATGCTCCTTCTAATTCTAATAATCAAACTAACACTTCTAATGAACAAACTGTCAATTCTAATGAAAAAACTGTCAATTCTAATAAACAAACTAACACTTCTAATGAAAAAACCACTGCATACGATTGGCATAGCCAATCTAGCCTTGCCTAGAATAGCTGAAGACTTAGTCTTCAGCTTATTCTAGGCTTGGAGAATTTAGAAGAATTGCAGGTTTTAGCTCCCCCAGTTAAAAAATTACCTAAATCAGGGCCTAGTCATGGGAATTACAAGTATGGTGGCCGTAAAAACCCCTCTAGAGCAACTGTAGGTGTTCGTGGAAAAGATAAAAATCCACGTAAAAAGGGTGAAGCCCATGGTAACTGGAAGGGAGGAGATGGTAGAACACGTGACTATGATAGCAAAAAATACAGTGCTTGGAAAGAGGCTGTATTAAGACGCCATAACTTTTGTTGTGTAGTTACGGGAGCTACTAAAGATTTAGCATGTCATCATATAAATAGTTGAGATTGGTGTGTAGAAGGTAGATATGATGAGCAGAATGGTGTTGTTTTAACAAAAGAAATCCATAATAAGTTTCATCAAATTTATGGGAAAGGAAAAAATACAAGTGAACAATTTAAACTTTTTTTAATCAGCTATAATATTACACTAGAGCTACAGCAGCATGGCAATCATGAGCCAAACCTTACTACTGAACAAATGCAAGAATACCAGCAAACAAGAGCACAAAGATTTCATATTGAATTACTTGCGCTTATTCAATCACGACAGCATGAACTTGTTGCTGATGTTTATGTACTTGTTGCTGATGTTTATGTAAATGCCTCTTCTTCTATTACTATTCTATGTTTAATTCATGGTCAAACATATACAACAACAGCCACAAATTATAAAAGATGTAAGACGGGTCTTCCTTGTTGTGGCAAAATAAATCAATCGATAGCCACAGCATTTCATAATACCCTTCGACAAAGTAAAAAAGAAGAGGACTGTAATTAAGGGAGGTGCAGAGACTAGAAGGTGAAATAATCTTTCCACGAATGCCCAACATCTCTATTTTCCAAACTTTAGGTTTATGTAACAACCCAAACTCAAGAAAATAAAAAGAGATGATGATATAGTCCGACACTCCTTAGAAATGAGGAGAGTGCAAGATAAAGAGCTTGCATATAACTGATGCTTTTTCCAAGGTTTTCATAACTGGACTTTAAACCCATTCCACATGATGGGTGTTGCTGGTGTTTTAGGTGCTGCTCTTTTATGTGCTATTCACGGTGCAACTGTTGAAAATACTCTATTTGAAGATGGTGACGGTGCTAACACTTTCCGTGCTTTTAACCCTACACAAGCTGAGGAAACTTATTCTATGGTAACTGGTTTGCCACCTTATACAGTAATGTATATTGATACATCTTGCTTAAACGGAAAATCTCCTAAAAATTCTTTTTTAGGACAATTCCGTGCTAAAATGATTGACTTTTTATTTTTAAAAATCAAATCTCATTTGATTCTTAGTTCTTTTTTTCCATTTTTTTTTTTTTTTTTCGTTCCCAATCTATTCTTAAAAAATTAGTTTTATTGTTTATACAAAAGCTTTAAAAGTTATAAAAGAAACGTAAGTCAACCTATGTCTTCCTCTGATTCAACTTCAAATTTAAATAATTCACAAATTCCAAATTTGTCTTCTTCCATTGACACTTCACTTCCGCCTTTTTTCATAGAAAAAGAGACTAACCCCTCTAGGGAAACTATAAACGTAGAAACATATTTACCACAAAGTTCACCCCGTCCTGCAAAATCAGGTTTGTACATTATTACATGCAAACCTTTAGATAAACATTATATTGGGGTTTCAACTTATGTAACACGACGAATCAATGCACATAAATCAAAATTAAGACGCAAATGTCACGAAAATTCATTTTTACAAAACGACTTTAATCTCTATGGTGAAAAAGATTTTCTTTTTCAAAAATTAGAAATTGGAGTGGGTTTAGATAAAGAAAGTCTTGAACGTCTTGAAACTCAACTTTTAGTAACATACCCAAAAGAACGTTTATATAATGTTTATACAAATTGGCGTGTTCGTGGGAGTGAAACAAATCCCTTCTTTGGAAAAGAACACACAAAAGAAGCTCGTCTAGCTCAAAGCCTACAAAATGAAGGAAAAATATCAGGTTTTTTTGGAAAAACGCAAAGTGATGACGTTAAACAACAAATCAGTGAAATGAATAAAGGTATAACAAGTATAGATCATCGTCAACCTCTTTATATTAAAGATATATTTTATGAATCCATTTCAGACGCTGAAACAAGATTCGGATTAAGTCGTCGTTTAATTCGTCAACGTTATAATAGTACTGAAGAACGTTTTAAAGATTATAGATGGGCTGAAAAAAAGAAAGAAGAAAAAAAAGACTGTTAAAATAAAAAAATCACATATCATAATGCCTAACGACTATCTCACCTGAAATACGGGGAGAGTAAAAGACAAGGAAACAATGGTCTTTGAAATAGCAAGTTTCCCATTTTGAATTTTTAAAAATTCAAACATAAAAAGGGAAAAAGATATAGTCTGATCTTATAGGTAACTATAAGCGGTGGAAAGCGTTTTTAATATTTAATATAAATGCTTTCCCGAGAAGGGTCTTCCGAACCCTTTTGAACACAAATGAACTGCTAACCGTTTCTGGTCACAAATTTTCGGTGTTGCTTTCTCTAACAAACGTTGGTTACACTTCTTTATGTTATTTGTTCCAGTAACTGGATTATGGATGGCATCTTTAGGTGTTGTAGGTTTAGCTTTAAACTTACGTGCTTATGATTTCGTTTCACAAGAAATTCGTGCAGCGGAAGATCCTGAATTTGAAACATTCTATACTAAAAACCTTTTATTAAATGAAGGTATTCGTGCTTGGATGGCTGCTCAAGATCAACCTCATGAACGTCTTGTATTCCCTGAAGAAGTTTTACC